TAAAATAACCTGAAATACCGCCACCTCTAGATACAACTATTGATTCAGCACCACTTCCCCCTCTCAAAGAAATTCCTGAAGTTGTATTAGCTATTCCGGGAACTGTCTCAGTAGTACCCACCAACAAATTGCCACTGCTGTCTATTCTCATGGCTTCTGAGCTACCAGTAACAAAACCTATTCTTGCATTAGAACCATCATCTTTACCTTCAATTCGATAAGAACCATCGCCAAAATAATAACCTTGCCCATCAATAACTGTTACATTTCCTGATGTTACATTCATATTGCCTGAACTATCAATCTCAAATCTAGTTTGACCAGATGAATTACTTATTCTGAAGTTATTTGCACCACCAGAGCCTAACCAAACGATATCATTAGTTCCGTTTTGTAATCCTAATCTATATTGATTACTTCCTTGAAACTTACCCCTCACATCTGAACCACTACCACCTACATTAAAGCCATATGTGTCATCAGTTGTGCCAACAGAAACATGCCCATTTGAGGATATACGCATACGTTCACTATTAGCAGTCATATCTTTAAATTCTAGTTGTCCACTATTACTACTAATATTTGTTCCAATTTTGTATCTTTTTGCAGAACCTCCATGGTCGTTAAAATCTATAGATGCTTCTGTATCGCTGTCTATTTGTATTGTTGTAGGTGTTCCACCACTGTCCAAATGTAATGTAGCACTTGGACTAGTAGTGCCTATACCTACGTTGCCTGAGCTATCAATACGCATCTTTTCACTTGCATTTACAGCGAAAGTTAAAGGATGATTTGTTGATGTTCTTACTAATCCCTCACCTGTTGTTGCTCTCATTTGCAATTCAACTGGAGTGGTTGAGTTCCTTACTGTTAAAGTAGGTATACTTGTTCCGTTTATTTGAACTGGAGATGTTGCTGTACTTGTAAAATTTGATGTTCCAGTACCATTTACAGTTACAGATGATAACGTACCAACACTTGTTATATTTGTTTGTGCAGCTGTGGCTAATGTACCTGTTATATCTCCAGTAACTGCAAGTGTACCTGCCATAGCAACATTACCATCAAACGTACCACCATCTGCTTTACTTACTGTGTCAGCTACAGAGAACACATCGTAGGTGATTATCTCAACAATATCATTTACTGCTGCACCTACACCTAAAACAATAGATGTACCACTTGTGGCAGTGTAATCTGCATCACCTAACTTTACACCATTTACATATACATCAACGTAGTTACTGTCTCTGTAACTTAGAGAAACACCCTCTGACCCTGCACCACTGAATGTAGTCTGTGAAGCAGTGGCAGTGTATGTATGTTTTTGTCTAACTCCGTTGGAAGGAGATACGCCTATGTATGCCATTATGCACTCTCCAATGCTACTATTCTAGCTTCTAATTCTTGTATAGTCTTTACGAGTAAAGGTACAAGCTTGCTTTGGTCTATACCTTGATAGACAGGATTACCATCATCATCTACTTCATTGTGTGTGCCAGTAATTGCTTCAGGTACAACTGACTGCACTTCATGTGCTAAGAAACCATCTACTGTTGTATCTGCATCTGCTATGAAGTTAAAACGAACTGGATTAAGTTGCTTTAGTCTTGTTGTGGCATCCCAATCTGCTGTCACATTTTCTTTTAGTCTGTGGTCACTAGACGTACCATATGCTGTTGAAGAACCACTTGTTGAAATAATTCCAACAATACCATTACCATTATGAAATACTATTCTATGTCTATAATTAGTATCAGCACCTCCTGATATATTAATGTTAGGGTGTGTGGTATTATTAAAACCTATCCCAGCATTGCTAGAATTTACATCAACAGTAGAAGCCCATAATAGAGTACCACTGCTATTAATACGCATACGTTCTGAGTTGTTACTGTAAAAAGCCAAGTCTTTAGCATTTGCTGTTCCATATTGGAATAAGTCTCCACTACTTTGGATAAATCCATTAGTAGTTCCATTACTTAAACTGACTTGTTCTGATAAGTAGAGGGTTTTGAATTTTGCTGAAGAATCCCCAATATCTAATGAGCCATTAGTAGATGCACCTGATGCATTAACTGGATATAAGTTATCATTTCCAATGCCCATACCTACACCTGAATTTGCAGATATATATAAGTTTGCTCCTGAAGAAACTGAGCCAATACTTCCTACACCAGAGCCATCTTTTTGAAAATTAAGAATATCGCCATCACTTGTTAGGCGGTTCATAATGCTACAAGTGCCACCACCCGAAGTAAAATCACCACGACCAGATGCCTTTAATCTTGCACCTTGTGTAGTGGTTGATGCACTAGTAGTCCCAACCAACAAGTTGCCACTGCTGTCGATACGCATACGTTCTGTCGTATTTTCAGTGAATACCAAACCGTATGGGTCATTGCTAAGATTGCTACGAATAGTTGAAATGTGATATCCGTTGCTACCTGCTGAAAACATGCTTATTTGTGGGCGTACAGTATTAGCAGAACCACCAGCAGTGTCTAGTCTTAATGGTACTGTTGATGTTGCAGTATCTGAAACATGTAATCTACTAGCAGGACTACTAGTACCTATGCCTACGTTGCCTGAGCCATCTCTCGGTAAATATATATGAGTTGTATCAGTTCCATTTAAAACAGTGCCTAATTCTAAAACATTAATTGAAGTACCATCATATTGAATAAAACCACCTAAATCACCAGAACCACCAAGTATTTCCAACAAATTAAATCGTGATGTATTATCAATATTAGAAAGAATAGTAACAGTTGGTGATGTACTTTGAACTTGCAAATCATGTGTAGGCGATGCAGTACCTATCCCCAATCGTTCTGTACTTGCATCCCAAAATAACTTTGGTGTTGTACCTGTGTCTTCATAGAAGCTGATGTCTCCGTTTTTATCAATTCGCATACGTTTACTGTCGAGTACTGCATTTGCTGTACTGCTTGCGATAGTGTGAAAGTCAATGTTACCAGCACCAAGTTGAATTGCAGAAGGTAAACCATTGCCTGTACTTGTTTCTGTTGCAATTATTTGTGCGTTTGCAGTTTCATCTGCTTTTGCTGCACTACCTACTACTGCAAAGTGATTAGAATGTAGAGAGCCAAAGAACGCCCTAGAGTTTGCTTTATAATTTACACCTCCACCAGTGCCTTCAATTACCGCTCCATCAGAAGTAACTGTACCTGTTACGTCAATGCCTGTTGAGGTAGTGGCGAGTTTGGCAGAACTATCGTGGTAAAGATTTACTGCACCATCTGTATTAGCCAGTATCATATTTTCGCCGCTATCCTTCTGTATTCGGACAGCAGTGCCATTGGACATAATCTTTAATTCGCCGCCGCCATTGTCGTAAATTCGGCTATGGCTTCCATCGTGATAAATCTGCAAGTCAGCACTGTCACCTAACTTAATGGTATCATTGTCACCCATGTTAAGGTGTGTTTGTAGTGTGGTTTCACCTTGCACATTTAGTGTGCCATCAATATCCGTATTATCAAGATTGGTTGTTCCATCTATATCTGCATTTCCACTAACATCAAGAGAACCAGCATCAACCTCACCACTAAATGTACCTGTAGTAGTGTCAATAACAGTTGCAATAATATCAGCAGGTTTTTTACCTATATACGGCATATTATGTTATCTCCATTATACTCATAGTCGCACTTATCTTATCCGCTATAGAAGAAGAAACCTTCACTATATCTGTTGTTTCTACAACTATTTTATTACCAGACATAATCTCTAAACTACCACCAACAGGAATAGGAGCATCTTTAATTACAGTAGATGTAACACTTGCACTTGTATCTACGATTTCAACAGTAGCCGATACTTGTGCTGTATGAACATTACAAAGAGTCAGTCCTAATATTATAGTAGTTGTCGAACTAGGAACTGTATACAAAGCATCTGTCGTATCTGCAACCGAGGACATTACTGCGTTGTTCACTAGTTTAAATGTATTAGCCATTCTTTATCTCCTATCCAAGGGCAATAGCAAGTGCTGTCGCCTCATCAGATGCCTCTGTTAATGTTGTTGCACCTATGTCATTTAATACCTCACTAGCACTACGACCCTCTACACTTGTGCCATTTATTCTTAAAAAATCATCATCTGCTACAGTAGAATCTGCCACCAAAACATTACCATTAGATATACCGGTTGATAAAGTGGCTGTTGTGGTTATTGGCGTACCATTTAAACTCATAGCATCTGCTTCTAATGTACCATCTATATCTGCATTTCCAGATATATCCAAAGTTGCAGCATCTAGCTCACCAGTTAAAGTTACATTTCTAAAACCAGTTATATCTTTATTTACATCAACTACAGCAGCTTTTGACGCAGAAACAGTACCAGCGGTAACATCATCTATGGACTCAAGGTCATTTTCATTTATGTTGGCATTTCCAATTATAAAACTGTCTGCTGTAATAGAACCACTAACAGTTGTATTACCACTTGCATCTAAAAACACTGTCTTTGCAGCTGGTAATGTACAGAATACAGTTCTTGTACCTGCACTCCAGTTAACAGCACTACCAGAATTAGAACTGGCTAATATTGTTGTTCTTGCTAATGTGGTACCAGAAGTAGTAAAAGTCCCAAGACCAACCTCGAAATCTGTGTTGTCAGTACAAGCATAATATGTTGTATCTCCATCACTAAGATTGGCAGTAAAAGTCTCAAAACCAGTAACAGCTCCACCTAAAGTATAGGTGCCTGTTCCACTTGTAGTGGTTGTTTCTTTTACTCTATCTGATATTACCAATGCCATTATTTCAACTCTATAGTAAGATTCCCTGCATTAATTCTAAATATATCACCATCCGCTATTGTTTTATTCGCATCCAAAGCCCCTACAAATAATATGTTACCACTTGTCAAAGCATCTGCTACAAAAACATAAGTGATTGTTTCTGTTGTGCCACCAGAAGCTGGATACTCAATATTTGCAGAGTTAGTGGCAGTTTGAGTGTCTGTGCTATCATCACCTATTGTTGTCCAATTTGCAGCCGTTACTTGTTGTCTTGCGTAGTTAGTAAAAGTTGCTTCTGTTAATGAACCAGTTTCTTCTTCACTTACTGCCGTTGCAAGCCCTACATAAATACTGTCTCCCGGACTAGAAAAGCTAAGAGAGTTATTTTTGAATATATAATGTAATATTCTTCTCTCTAGATAATTAGTTGCTGCATTTGATGTTGCCATTTACTTCTCCTAAGTTCTAGGGCTTCTTGGTAAGCCGTCTATATATGCGTCACTATTCTCTCTAGCTTCCCCATAATCTTTTAATCTTGTTATTTGATCCATAAATCTTTTTTCATATTGTTGAACCAAATCATTTTCGCCTTTCATAAATATATACGCATCGACTAAAGCTCCATACAATAGTGCGTAAGGTGCATTAGTACTTAACCATGTAGTACCACCATCAGCACCAGCTGTTAAGCTGTCTGGTCTATAATAATAATGTAACTCTACAGTGTAATTTGCATCTGGTGTAGGTGCTATAATAAAGTTAGATATATCAAATGTTGCGTAGTATCTTGGAAGACCAGTAGAAGCAGAACCACCATATGCCTCTTGCAAAAAGTTAACATCTTTTTGTAAAAGGAATGATTCACTACCTGCTGTCGTTATTTGAAGGGAAAAAGAAGAAAGATAATCTG